CTTACCGACGAAGCCTTACAGGACGCACAGGCGGAAGGAGCAGTTAGGATTATTGGCGAGTGCTTGAAATTCGATAAAGGGCGACTTCATTGTAGGCTATGGGTATAAGCGCGAACTTCAATATTAACGACATCGACGCAACCTTTAAGGCGTTGTTAGCCGAAGTGGATAGGCAGCTAATAGAAAGCCTTACCCGCGTAGGCGAAGAAGCCGTAAAGTTAGCGAAGATGATACCGCCGGAACGTGGCTTCAAAGACCGCACGGGAAACCTACGCTCGTCTATTGGCTACGTCGTATTAGTGGACGGAAAACCCGTGAACGTGGCTTTTGCCGCAGTCAAGGGCGGACACGCCGGAGTTAATGAAGGGCAGCGGTTAGCCTTACAAGTGGGAAGCAAGACCGAAGGCTACGCTTTGGTAGTCGTGGCGGGTATGAACTACGCCGTTCACGTCGAGAGCAAAGGCCGCGACGTATTGACTTCCGCCGAAAAATTTGCCGAAAAGGAGGTAGCCAAACACTTAGCCGACTTAGTTACGAACATTAAAAACGCCTTCAAGTAGTGAAACATTGCAGCAGCATAGACACGGACGACATCCTCTACAAGTTGGTACAGGAAGCCGTTACTTCCGGGAAAATCAAAATTTCCGGGGGCGTTTACGTCCAAGGGGAGCGACCCGACGACAGCGAAGCGGAAGACATCGTAATAAACACGATAGCCGTAACGCACGAAAAGCCCCAAACGGGAACTTCCAACGTGAATATCTTTGTTTCCGACAAGAAAGTAAAGATACGCGGACGGGAACAGCGCAAAGCCGACCGGGAACGCCTACGCACCATTGGCGACGCGCTTGTAGCCTATTTGGACGAACAGAACGTAGCCGACTTAGAATATTGGATTGAGAACGACACCACGATAAAGGAAATTGAGGTAAAGCAGCACTACCGCAATTTGAGAATAAGCTGGAATATTCATTAACAATTTAACACCATACCCCTATGTCTACAATTACCTTAGGCCTTTCCAAAATTCTCGGAAAGGAAGGCGAACCCGCAATGGGCGACTTCGACGAAACGGGCTATACCCGTTACGGCCTGACCTACCAAGACACAGCGAAGATGACACAGGAAGACGGCGAGGAAACGGAGTTTTACTCCGAGGAAAACGACGACCCGGAAGAGATTATAACCAAAGCCGGGAAAACTACGTTTGCCTTTTCCATTATGAACCCCGACCTCGCCTGTCTTAAACGTCTTTTCGGCGGCGAAATTGCGGCAGACATTTACGCCTACCCCGACGCTACCGCCGACGTTGAAGAATCGCTTATCATCGTTCCGCGCAAGGGCTTGAAGTTTCAAGTTCCCCGCGCCAAGATTAAGGCGAAGTTCAACGGCGAATTTTCCAAGAAAGGCCTCCTTCTTCTTGAAGTTACCGCCACCGTGCAGAAGCCCCATACCGACGGGCTTAAAAAGTTGTACGTTACCGTCATCAAGAAGACGACCTAACCGAGCAGCCCCGCACATTTACACCAAACCCGGAAGGCCCCGCTACATTGTTCCGGGGCCTTCCCAATTATTAAGACCATGCCGCAGAACGAAAAATTAGAAGCGTTGAACCGTGAGCAAGCGGAACTGCGCAAGATGATAGGCGAAGGGGTGGACTTCGATATAGAGGTAACACACTACCGCCGTAAGCCGGGCTTTTGGGGCTTTTTCCGTCGCCGGGAGAAGATAACCGAAACGAAGGTTTACAAGATTAAAGAACCGACGTTAGCCACCTTAGACCGTCTTAGCCTTCTTTGGCTTCAAATGGAGATAGACGAAACCAAGTTAGGCGACGACGATTATTTACGCACCGCCCGCGCTTTGGCAAGCAAGGAAGCCGCAAAACTTGCCGAAGTGGTAGCCGTCGCCGTATTGGGCGAAGACTACTATATAGCCACCTACGACGGAACGACCTACCGCCGGAAGGAAGACAAGAAAGCCCTGCGCGACCTTACCCGGCTTTTCTTCCATACCCTTAAACCTTCCGAACTTCTTACTTTGGCAATTATAGTAACCAACGTAAGCAATTTAGGGGATTTTGTAAACTCTATGCGGTTGATGAGCGCAGCGCGAACAAGCGACCCGGAAGCGACACGTATAGAGCAACAGGGTTAAAAAGTCCACAGGGCCGCCGGGGTTCCGTCTGCGCACACTTCGGCTGGACGTTGGACTACTTGCTACACGGTATTTCGTGGGGCGAGGTACTACGAATGATGATAGACGCGCCCGGCATAGACGATAAAGGCAAGGGAAGCACCACCCCCGGAAAGTCCGGCGGCGACGACACCGAAATAGCCCTTACAGACGACAACGCCGAGCAACTTATGAACCTTATAAACAGCAGAAACCGATGAATATACAAGGCGGCGGGCTGTCGTTTGATATTTCCGGCACCAACAAGCAGCTAATTAGCGTTCTTAACGAGAGTAAGAAGGCTATACAGGAGTTCCAAGGCGCGGCCGTCTTAGGCGGTAAGCAGATGGACGGAGCCTTTACACGCGCCGCCCAAGCCATAGACAAAGCCTTTGCACAAATAGACGTGGTAGTAGACACCAATAAGGCGGCTATTGCCGAATTGGAAGCCGAATACAAGCGGCTCGGCGTGGAAGCGTCTAAGGCCCTTTCGGCAGGGCATAAGGAAGAAGCCGCAGCACTTCAAACCAAACAAGCCCAACTCCGCGAAGAAATAACCCTACGCCAAACCGTCATAAACGAAGCCGGAAAGCAAGCCGACGCACTTCTACGCGAGGAACAGCAGTTAAGGAAGGCAGAGGAAGCCGCCCGTAATAATGCCAACGCCCAAACTTCGTTAAGGACGCAGCTCCGCAACGTCCGGGAGCAGTTAGGACAAATGGAAGAAGCCGGACTGCGCGGAACGGAAACCTTCCGAAAGTTGCAACAGGAAGCCGGGCGACTTGCCAACGCCATAGGCGGCGCACAGACCCAAGCCCGAATATTTAGCCACGATAACGCCGGACTTCAAGGAATGATAGCCGGACTTAGTGGCGTAGCCGGAGCGTTCAGCACGGCACAAGGCGCGGTAGCCCTTTTCGCCGGAGAGAACGAAAACCTTCAAAAAATAATGCTGAAGGTGCAGGCCCTTATGTCAATAACAATGGGTTTGCAGCAGGTAGCCAACGCCTTAAACAAGGATAGCGCGTTTATGCTTGTAACCGTCGCCAAGGCGAAGGAAATGTTAGCCGCTGCCAACTTGAAGTTAGCCGGGGCGTTGGGTATTTCCACCGTCGCCGCCCAAGCACTTATGGCGACACTTACCCTCGGACTTTCCGCAGCCATTACAGGAATTATTTACATTATTTCCAAGTTGAACAGCAAACAGGCCGAAGCGAAGAAAGCCGCCGACGAGTTCAACAAGAAGGTAGCAGAAGCCGCCGGGAAACCGATAGCCGCTTACCGGGCCTTACAAGCGGAATGGATCCAACTAACCGACAACTTAAAAGACCGCGAAAAGTGGGTACAGGATAACGCCGACAAGTTCAACGACCTCGGCTATAAAGTCCGAAACGCCAAGGAAGCCGAAGACCTTCTTATTAAAAATTCCGCTAAATTCGTTGAAGCGTGTATTTTGAAGGCGAAGGCATTGGCCGCGCAGAACCTCGCCGCCGAGAAGTACCAAGAAATTATTAAGAAACAAGCCGAAATAGACGCTATGCCGGACACGGTTAGCCAATTCGTGCAGACGAGTAGCGGACAATACGGCGGCGTTACAGGATATTATATCGAAGTGGCTAATAGTGCCAAGGCACGGGCTAAACAGGAGTTAACCGAGATGCAGGATGCCGCCAAAACCTTAATAGAACAACAAACCCAATTTACGGCACAGGAACAGGCAATATTAGCGCAGATAGGCAACCAAGCCGGGCAAGTGGTAGAAGGAAGCGTAGCGACCGCCGAAAAGGAACTACAACGCCTTCGCGGGCTTTATAACGACGCGGCTACCGACGCGGAACGCTCCAAACTCGCCCGGCAGATAGCCGCCCAACAAAAAGAAGTAGATAGGTTGAGCCTTAAAACTTCTTCCGGCGGTAGCGGTGGAAGTGGCGGTAATGGTAACAATAAAGACCCCTTCGCCGAGCAGTTGGCACAGCGAAAGACGCTTTATGAAAAATATTTGAAGCGGATAACAAGCAGCGACGAAACCGTAAGGAACGCCGCCGCTTCCGAGTTCGCGCCCTTATTGAAGGAAGGCAGCAGTTATCTGCAATATTTGGAGAACCAATGCGCCGCCATTGAAGCCAAGACAGCCAAAACCGCTACCGACTTAAAGAACCTTACAACCCTTAACAACGAGATAGCCAACGCCACCCGCGAATCGGTTATTTCAGCCTTCGACACGCAACTACAACAGGAGTTAGCCCAGTGCAAGACCATTAGCGAGATGTTGGCGACCATTGAACGCCGACGTTCCGAGTTGGCCGGGGATAATTCCGACGTGGATAACGCCAAGGCGGAAATCCTTAACACCGCCGAAGCAGACACACGCCAACAGGCGAAGGAAGAAACGAAGGCTTTGTTACAGGA